GGCGGGAAAATCAAGGACGATGCGTTGAAAGCGTTGGGCAATTCCTGAGTCAGTTGCCAAACCTCTTTGGGCAATTGACGCAATGCCCGTCCTAAGGTGACTAAGGAGATGACGGGCTTTTCTCCAACGGGTGGGAGCAAACCTGCAAGGTGAAGGGAAGGCATTGTTCGGTCGGGTGACGGTCGGAAGGTCAATTTGCTCACCCATCGCCCTGTCGTCTTGTCTTTCACCCGACGGAAAATGAAATCCCGCCCCTCAACCCGTGCAGGAATTTGCAGCGCTTCATAGCGAACCTCCCGACCTTTCACCCTGTCGGCGACAAAATGAGCGTGTTTGAGAAGGGGCTCAACTTCATTCGGGTCAAAGTTCTCTTGCGCCATCCCTTCTTGCAAATGAACAACAATACAACGGCAATTGATGTGAAAAGGGGGCAAGTAGGCGTTGAAAGCATCTTTCCTAAAAACCTTTCGGTTCATCGCTTGACAAAAAGGGCAAGCATCCGCTCTNGCCCTGATTTCCACAAGCGGAAACCGNTTTGGGTCAACGACTTCCATCCCGCCAAGCCTAATGGCACTTGTGACCGAGACCCTAACCCCCGCCACCAACGGGGCATTCCGTTTTTCTTGCGCCAATTGCCTCAATTGCTCAAGGTTGATGGGCATCTTCTTTCACTCCCATTCGCTACTCGCTAACTCGCTACTCGCCTTATTTGCGTGACCGCCTGAAACCGAATCCTTGCCACCCGAACTAAGGCGTTTTGCCATCTAACGGTTGGCGAAAAATCCACTTCCGTCACTTGCAAGATCAGTGCCAAGCCGCCAGCCTGAATGTCGCCTGAAAGGGTTTCGGCAACGATGTCGGCGTAATCGTGCAAAAGTTTCGCCGTCTCTTCTTTGTCTTGCCCTGCTACGGCTACCCAAACTTCCCCTTCCATCCGCTGCCGCAATTGAGCATTTGGACCGAGCGTCGCTTGTTGTTGCGGGTAGCGATTGATGTCAACGGCAAGTCTGGGCAAATTTGTCGGGCTCACCAACACCAAATCGCCATACTCAATCCCCATCGGCGTCGGCAAACCCGCCGCAGCAACGGCACTTGGCAACCGCATCGTCAAATAGTTGATAATCTGCTCAATCAACTCCCTCGTTTTCGCCATCTTCGTTCACCTTGCTTGCGACTGGTTCCTTTTGCCGTTTCTACTCGCTACTCGCCATTCGCTATTCGCTACCATTGCACTTTGTCCCTCTCAAAAATCGGTTCAGGGAAAGTTCCTGCTGGCGTTGATGAAGACGGTGCTTCGGATTGGTCGGGCAAGACCATCGTGCCTTCAAGTAGGGCTTGAAGTTTCTCCATCGCCCGCTGCCTTAGCACTTCCGCTTGGTTGCGAAATTCTGGGTCGTCAACGCCCATCGCCTTGAATTGCCAAACCCGATAGGCGGTCAAGTCGGCGCAAATGTCTCGGACAATCAAAAGGCTTTGCGTTCCCGTGATGGGCACTTGATATCGGGTCGCTAATTGACCTTCAACGAAAGCCTCAACCTCGTCCATCCAAGCCGTCACTTGATCGGCGTTGGGTTCTGTCAAGGCGTCAATTGTGGCAATGGATGAAGGCAGGCGACTTTGGACATCGGAAAGGCTGTGATAGCGTGGCATCAAAGCACCTCCTTGTCAAAGGAACTCTTTCTCCTCGGACAGGTGATTGAGAAAGTAATCCTGCCATCGTTCCCGATAGCGTCCGACGAGAAACGGATTGTCAGGCATCAACGCCCTTGCAGGGATGTTTCGCCTCGGAGCGCCGAAGTGGTGAATGGGGGCAAGCCACCAATCGCCACGATCAACAGGTCTTGCCGAACCGAAAGTCAAACCCAAAGGCTCAATGTCCAGAACCATCTCGCCACTGGTTTCATCGGTCAAGGATGCCCGCAACCGTCCCGTCCTGACAAGNGGTTCAAGGGGAAGGTTTTTTCGCTGCTTTTGACGGATCGTTCTGGGCGACAAGGGCGCCCAAGGTTTTCCGATGACGCTCCCTTGCGTCGCAAAAATTCGCTCCTCAAGTTCCATCAAGTCTTTCGCAATCTGCCTCCAAACGGGCTCAAGGTTTTGAACCCGCTCGCTCAAAGTGTCAACGGCGAACAAGACATTTTCATCGTCTATCATCACGACGAGCATCATTTCATCACCTTCCAATCGCTCGCTACTCGCCATTCGCCACTGGCTGCCGTTTGACCATTCGCTACTGGCTACTCGCTACTCACTGGCTCAAACAAAATCTCTGTCAACAACTCAACCGTTCTCGGTAAATCGTCCATCATGTTGGCAACTCGTTCAACAGCAGCCGCCTCAATTTGTTCGTTGCTGAATTTTCGCCCCAGCGTTTTGCTTTCCTCGTAAAGCCTCAATGCCTCATAACCGACGGTCGCCGCTAATTCCGAAGCGTGTTGGCGGGCGATGGCTTGGGCAAACCCTTGTAAGTAGAAGTCAACCCATCTGTAGAAGTCAACCCATCTTGGGATAGGCTTTGATGGGTCAACGCCCGTTGAAGCCAAGTAGACGCTCCTCGCTGCTCGGTAGGCATCCATCAGATACTTCATCAATTCAACAGCGTAAGCGTCAACGAGATGTTGCGGGACGGAAAGCCGACCGAGTTCCCGCAATGCGGAAGGTTTGCCCGCATCGGCATCGGCAATTAACCGACGAACTTGCTCCATCAACGCATCAATTTGCTGCCGCAACAAATTCCGCAAACTTTGTTCCGCTGCCGTCATCGTCGTGTCCGACAATCCCCGCAATGTCGCCCCTTGAATGAGCCCCAGCGGATCGGAAAATTGCGACTGGCGTCCGTTGTTACTCGTCCCTCGTCCCTCGTCCCTCGTCCCTTCCATACTCGCTATTCGCCACTCGCTATTCGCCGCCGTCTCCGGTGCTGGCAGTTGAACTTGTTCCGTTTCCCCTTCAGGCAGCGGGGGCATGTCAAAGACATCCCGAACCCATTCCTGCAAACTTCGGTCGGGTGTCAGGATGCCCGCTTGCACAAGTTTGCCGATGGCTTCGGCAAGGACTTCCCGTTGCAGGACGAGCCTCAAGTCGGTGAAGGTCAATTCTGGAAAGTCGGTGAAATCTTCGCCGAAGTTGAGCCTGCACAACTGTGGGATAGCGTATCGGTTAATGTGGTCGGCAAACCATTGGGCAACGGAATTCAAGCCCATCAAAAAGAGTTGGCTATGATCTCTTGATAACGCCCAACTTCCAACATCGCCCGTCCCTAAGTTCAAAAATTGTGCCAAAACTGATTTGACAATCATCGTGTCGTGGTGCTGAATTGCTTCAACGAAGGCTTGATTTGCCCTCTGTCCCGCCTCCGCTCCAATCAGTTCCACGCTGTAATCCTCAGGTAGCACCATCGCAGCCCGTTCATGTCCTCGCATCGCTTCCAACATTTGCAGGAAAGTTTGCTTGTCTTGCTCCGATGTTCCTGCAGGAACTTTGCCGACAGGGATTCCGACAGCCCAGCGCTCAAGTGCAATCGCTTGAAGTTTGTAGGCAAGGTCTTTGAGAAACCAATGTTTGTAGGCAGCCCGAAGGACTGAAACGCCATAAGGGTTGCCAAGTTCGCGGCGCCAGATGAAGACGAGCAATTTCTCAATGGGGATGTCAACCCGCCGAAATCGCCCTTGCGGGTCAAAACCGACTTGCCGAACTCCAGCCAAGCCGCCTGTTTCGTCAAACAAAAAACGCTCAATCGTCTGCGGATGCCTCGGAGCGAACTTGCGCCAAACGATGTAGTCATCTCGCTCCTCAAAAACCTTCTCAAAGACGGTGAAGCCGTAAAAGAGCGCCAGCAAAGCATCACGCAGAAAATCATCAAAAGTGTGAGTCATGCCGCCGAAAAGGTTGCCATAGACCAAATCTGCCGCTTCTTTTGCCGTCGGGGCATCGGAAGCAGGCTGGACATCCCAGTCGGTCGCTCTTATGGGCAAGGTGATGGCAAGTTCAAGGGCTTGGACGGTCGCATCGGAGCGTCGCATTCGGGTGTAGGTGGCGATAGAGCGGGGGAAGGACAGTTCGGGCAAGTATTCGTCGGCGCCCAAGTTGGTCAGAAGGGAGCCGACCCCGCTGCCGCCAAAACCCAGTTCGGAGCGGAGTTGCTGTGGTGGGAGTTCCTGAAACGACTGTTTTGCCCGTTTCCACCAGCCCCAAAGGCGCATTTT